CCAGCTGCAGTTCCGAAGAAACCCCAGGCTTCGTTCGCAGTCGGAAGGGTCGGCTTGGTCATCTGCATCGCTCCGTCTTTGTGAAGCGACTACCGCTCTGTTCGGAGACGATAGCAACTCAAATAGACAGAATTCTGCGACTTTCGGGTTTCTGACCCCCGGTCGCTAACTCGCGGTTGCGAAAAGTTTGGGCCAAGCGCGGTGTACCCCGCCGAGGGCCCAGACTTTCGATCCGCCCCCCAGCCTGGCTAATTATGTTGCGAGCTATTAACCCTCGGGATTACCGTCACGGCATGACCCAAACTGAGGTGCGACTTGGAAGCAGATGATGCCTTCGAAATCCTAGGCCGGTATGAGGCAAGGTTCGGCAGGCCTGCGCCGAGCCCGATCCATCTGGAACCTGAAGACGTTGCGAAAGTCGCTCAGCACTTCCTGAAACTCGGGAGGCCAATCCCAGCCTCTTATGATTGGCATCCTGATTTGCCTGATGGTGCCTTGATCTGATCCAGCGGCCAACCGTCGGGCCCCACGGCGACCGTCCTGCGTCGGCCGAATTGTTCGGCNGTCCGCTTGGCATGGCANNCGGCGCAGAGGCAGCGNATGTTGCTGTCCTCGTCCGATCCGCNANGGGCNAGCGGCACNATGTGGTCAGGTACGGTCGCCTCGCGGACAATCCCGGCGGAGGCNCAATCGCGNCAGAGTGGTTCGGNCTTTAATCGACGCAGGCGCTGCGCCATGCCTTGGCGTCCCCGAAGTCGTTCAGCCATCGCNCAACGCCTGCAACGAGAAACGCCCGGAAGCTGGAAAGCCCCGGGCGCAACTCGCATCTCTACATTTCGGAAACATCTATACCAAAGCAATGACCTCGTCAATGCATTTGTTGCTAATTATCGTTGAATCACAGTTTGTTATTTCAAATGGTAGGCGGACGGTACTGTCTACGAACTGTCCTTCTTGATGTGGAACAGGGAAACCAGCGCTTCGAGCCCGTGCCCCAGATTCCGAATGTCAGCATCGCCCCAAGCCGATGCGTCGACCTCGTAACAAACCACAGCATGAACCAGGACGCTCGGGAGCCGACCCGTCGCAGCAACGGCATCGCTGTCGGCAGTCCGTAGCATCAGGATCGTCGCTGCCGAACGCTTGCGGATCTTGGCTACATAGTCCGGGTCGTATTCCGTGATGCTGCGCCCGAAGATCCCTTCATCCAGGAGCAGACCTCCCGCTGAATGCGGGTGGAGTGGCGGCAGCCCCATGACCGCCCGGTTGCGGGCCATGAGGTCACCATAGAGCTCCGCTGCTGCCAGCTGCTCCGGGGTGATCTTGCCAGCGAACGCCAGCCGCCCGATTGCGGAGCCGAGGCGCTCGTCCTTTGCCTGCCGCGCACTCACACCATACTGGCGTTGGCGTGCCTCAAGCACGGTCGCGGTCACTTCGCGCAGGGTCTCGGCTTTGCCCGGCTGGACCAGCTTGCCGCAGGGGTGGCGGCGGCCCGCCTTGGGCTTACGACCGCGAGCCACGGATGATCTCCGGGATGAGCGCCGCATAGCCGATCACATCGACTGGGCCGTCGGCATAGCCCGGATCGTGGGCGAGCCGCGCCAGCTTCAGGTCGATCATGCACAGCGCAACCTGCTGTGCCGTGACGGGTGTTCCCAGGGTGATCGACCAGCGCTGAGCGATGGCCTCCATCTGAGCTTTGGGATCGCCGTAGGCAGCGCCGCGATCTTCGAGCACCTGCGCCACGCGCTTCAGGAAACCGACCGCGCTCACCGGACACCTCCGCGGGTCTCGATAGCCCAAAGCAGGATGGCGATGGCATCGGCCTCGTTATCGTCGGCGGGGGCAAAGCCCTTGGCCTGAACGGCCGCGATGACAGCCGCCTTGTCCGCATTGCCCTTGCCGGTAATGAACCGCTTGATCGTGCCAACGGGCACGCCCTGGTAGGCTACCAGATGCTCTTCGCACCACGAGGTCAGCATTCCCAGCAGGCCGCCATAGACATGCGCTGCATCGGTGCCGACGTGACGACGGACCTCTTCGAAGTAGACCGCCTCAACCGGGCCGGCATCAAGGTCGAGCTGTTCGAGCCAACGCCGGAAGCGCAAGTAGCGCATGCCGCCACCATCGTAGCGGGTATGCTTCAGCGAGACTGTGCCGGTCGTGATTTGGGCATCGGGAGACTGGAGCGCCCAGCCGGTGCTGGTGCCGAGATCGAGGGCAAGAACGGCACCGCGAGTGATTGTGCCACTCTGCCGGACTTGGGAACTATCGGGACAGGCTGCGGCCTGCAATTCTGGCAGGGTCATGACGACCTCCTCTTCGTGTGGGGTGGTCGGGGCGAGGCAATGGGCCGGTGAAGGCTGGCAGCTCGCCCGGACCCGAAGTGGGTCTGGTCAGGTCGTCATCCGGACGGGGGGGGCGCCGTCCGAGATCTTTCTAGGGCTTCAAGGGGGCGGATTGAAACATTTGGCCACCCAAACCCCCGGGATTCCTAGGTAATATATAATCTTTCAATTATTCAATATTTCTAGGGGACACCTCTCTAACTCTTAAAACGCGCGCGTACGCGAGGGTATATACAGGGCACCCCTTGAAAGATTGAAACATCTCCGGATTTCGATTTTCTCCAGCTCCTCCATGGGGTTGGAGGGGTGAATTCTTCATTTTGAAGCATTCGGGCCGCTGAAGCATTAGCCAGCCGTGGCATATGCCACGCCCAGCTGCCCGGGGCCCGCTGTGTTTCGACGCTCTCCATCTAGCGAGCCAACCGGTAGACCATGGCTTGGCGAGTTGCTGACCCACGCATGCTGGTGGTCACATCCCCGCTTTCGATCAGGGTCTGGATGATGTCGTCGCGGTCCCTGGACTTGAGCCACTGCGTGCCGCGCGTCAGCTCGGACTTGGTGATGCCCTTGGTGCCGGCAGTCCTGATTACCTCACGCAGCCGCTTCAGATGAGCCTCTGTTTCGGTGTCAGCGACATGGCGCTCGACTGCCTCCATTGCACGTTTGGCATAGTGCCGCACAAAGGCGATGGCCCAGTCCGCATCGTCGATCGTGATAATCGGCGCGGCAGGATCGTGGCCTACTGCAACGATCAGCGCCAGCTTCAGCGCAATTTCACCAATACGCGCGAGGATGGCGGTGAAGGCTGTGCCCGCCGCTGCCCGCAATTCGCCCGTAAGCTCCTCGCTCAGCGCCTTGAAGCGATCGCGGGCCTCATCGGTCATCGGCACGGTGGTGAGCACCACAGCGGTCTGAGGCCCTGACGTAGCGCCCACAAGATTGCCGCGTTGCTGCCCGGGGCCCGAAGCTAGCAGCTGGAGGCCCGTGATCAGATCGGGCGGCGGTGTACGAAGCCCGACGGCCACGTTCTCATCGGGGTAGTCTTCGTCACTGGGAAGGATCAGGAAGCGCGCGAGCGAGCCGTCCACCACGTTGGCACCCTGCAGTGCCCCCCAGAAATGCAGCGGGGTCGTGGTGCCGTAAACGCATAGGCAGGGCTGGACGATGTCGCGCCGCTCGTTCGTCCCATCGCGATTGGCATATTCCGCACCAAGGAAGATCCCGCCGGCCGAGGTGTAGAGCTCGGTCATGTTGTCGAGGATCTCGGTGATATGCCGCGGGCTACGTTTGCGATCTGCGGCTGCCGACAGGAACATCCCGAACTCGTCGATCTGGAACAGGATCGCCGGCTGACGGTGCAAGGCGGTCAGCAGCCCGGCGCCGGATGCGATCTTGTTGCCGCCGAGATGGTTCGCGAGGCCAGCCTCGAACAGCACCTCGTTGATGATCTCGCGCGAATGGTTCTTGCCCGACCCGCTGTCCGCGATCCCGACCACATAGAGGTTGGAGCGCAGGTTGCTCTCGGTGCGATAAAGCCGTCCCATAAGCGCGCCGATCGCGCAAAGGCTGGCGCCCAGCGACAACAGCGGCTGGGGACGACGAGCGGTCGACAGCATGTAATCTGTAAGCTTGCCGACGAGCCCGCCCGGGATCGTCAGATTGAAGCTTGCGGGCGCAGTCACGGCTTCCGCATCCGCCGTCACGTCGAGCCGGGCCAGCAGGCCAGAGGCAGGATGGCACTCGTCGATCGGCTGGCTACCGTCGAGCACCATACCGGGATCGGGCTTCCAGCCGCGTTCCATCGCTAGATGGTAGATCGTGCCTGCGCCGATGCGTTCCGGACGGAAACTGCCCCAAGCCTTTTCAGTGATGGCCGGGTCGTTCTTCGACGCCTGATCAGACCAGTCCGTGAAGACGTCTTTGCCTGCTTCCCCTAGGCTACCCTTGATGGCCAGTCCGATCCTGACCCAGCTGTCATAGTCGAGATCGGTGTTGGGGATGTGGCCCAGCGCAGAGCACACAGCTTCGATCGTGCCAGTCTGGGCGTGGCCCGATACGGAAGTGCCCACAACCGAAGGTGTGGCCAGACTTGCCGGCCGCAGTTCTGGGGGAACCAGCGCCAGGGCCTCTTCCATAAAGGCCGCGGCCATGTCCGCATCGATAACCGGCAGGCTTTCGAGGTCAAGTTCGGCGAGACCTTCTTCCGGCCATGCGTAGGGCTGACCGGTATCGGGATGGTTGGCATAGGCGACGAACTGCTGGCCGAGACACAAGATTTCAAGCGGTGCCCGGCGAATACCCCGGAACGGCGCACGGGTGCGATAGACGAGCAGGCGCTTGGGTGCCCGCCCGATCCGCAGTGCCGGGGTATCGCCGA